TCCCGCAGTGAGTTTCCTACTGTCGGACATCGTCTGCACACCGAGATATCCACCGGTGATGCCGACAATACCCATCACAGACGTCGTCAAGATACCGGCTATGTCGGTATACGATACACGACCAACAGGTTGTAACGTGATTAGTAGTAACAGCACAATGCCCAAAATACTATCAGCCAACATTGTTACAATAAATCGCTTTTTGCCGTCAATGTTCATCGTACACGCTGCAGCAGCAACTTGATGTCAGCAGACATGGCGGTCAATTGATCACGGGTATATTGGGCGTTTGCTTTCAACACAGCAACCTCTTCCTTTACGATCCCCAACTCCGTCCGCAGTGTACAGACATCATTGTTAGACGCCTGTATTGTTGCGTACACAACTCCAGCGGTAAACAGTATGGCAAATATCGGCCATAACTGCACAATGATCTTACCAAAACTTAAAAATTGTCGTTCCCCGTTTGTATCCATGCGAGACCACCACCCTTACCGTTTTCTGCGACCGCGAACCGGTTTCGGTTCGTCGGAAGACAAACGCAGTGGAAGTGCACCAGGCTCCTCGTTGATCATTTCTTTCGTCGATGCAACCGCAAAAGCGTCGGGCTGCGGTGTATCCGATGGATGGGTGTCAGTCGCCACCGTAACCGTGGCTTGTGATTCAGCCTGCGTGGTAGATTCACCAGGCCGTACAAGTGTATATTCCTTTTCGCCAGACGAATTACGTGTAATAGCCGTGATGAGATAACCTTCACGGACTTTCTGCTCGACGTCGGCAAGAGACTTTAGGATCATACACCCTCCTCGTTATGGACCGGCTCGACGCTGTGTAAATTTACGCCACAACTCCCGCTGCTTTTCGTCGGATCGTTGCTTCTTTTCGGTTGCAACTTCCTGCCGAACGATATCGTAATGGATGTGACATAATTTCATGCCACGATACCTAGTGATCGGCATATACTCGTTATTGCCACATCTGTCACAGTACCCAATCGCGGCGATACGCGGCTGTTTATGCATGTCATCCCCCTGCTGTGGGGTGGGAGGTTTACTCCCACCCCACAAAACCAGTATCACTATCACGCAGTCGCGAAGTTGCTGCCTACAGCACACCGCCAGTTTTTGACACAAATTGCATAATCAATCATAACACTGGCGTACATCGATTCATTGTTCTCGTTCGTCCAGAACTTCATTCTAGGCTCGCTTACCCAAAACTTAATCCCTTCTTTCCTCACAATGAACCACGCGTCGGTATCGGTCAGATCCGGGCATACAACAACTTCCATCGCACCCTTGAGTGGGTTGACATCATTGTTCGGGCTGCCGGGGATAAGCGTTGAGTTGACAAGCTGCATCGCGGTAAGCTCCAACGACGGGGGCACAAGCAGGATGCGACCCTTGCTGTTGTCAAACGGAGTACCGTCCTCGCGTTTGGCGTTAGTGCCGGTCATTAACGTAGACATGGTTACCAAATTGTCAAACGTTAAGGCCAGAGCCGCACCGTTGTAATACGTAGCACCATTCTTCGCTGTACGCAGGTTGCCGGAAAGGTTGAAGAACGGTTTTCCGTCGTACACATAGTTGCCGTACCCGGTACTCAAAATGCCGGGGATGTCCTGGTTGAAAATAGAGTGCCCCGCAGTAAATCCACCGTAGTTAAACAGATCGGCGACAATTTTGGATTTCGTGTTCTCAATCTGTTGTGGAGCGTTCTCTTCGATCTGCGATCGCAGGAAATCGCGGACCTTGGTGAAATCTCGCTGCAACTCGTACGGTACCATGATCTTATGGCCCGCTTTACGCACCTTGGCGTATACCACCCAACCTTCGAGCGAGTCCTGAGTTGGGATCTCTGAGTTTGGATTGACCTCCGGTAACGTTGCAGGAGCAATACCGCTCGTAATCTGAGCGTACGGCCCCTTGATTGATTTGGTTGAATCCAACGTTACAATCTTTTTGTAGGCCGGAGATGACGTTTTGTAGAAATCATCTGCAGCCTCCCAATACCATTCATGCAGATCAGCTGTAATACCCTTGAGAAAATTTGTACGATCCATTGTATATCTCCTTTAAAGTTTAACCTTACACAATATCTGCGTTGTCACGGGCCGCGGCAGGACGTGAGTTAGCGACAACGTACAAGCAATTGTCAGCCGCAGAACCACCAACAACCTGCAGCGTCTGACGGGTAGACAGTGCAATATCAGCGTACTGCACGCCAGACACGACGTTGGTATCCAACGTCTCACCCAACAGATGCACGATCTTGGCATCCGTTACCGTCTCACGTGCAGTTGCATTGTACGCCGGGATTTCGGCGACAACATCCAAAATATTTTCGACGACCGGCACGCGTGTGACGCCAGCGGTCGCCGAAGATGTGAAAATACCGTCGACGTAGCCGTCCAAGTGTGCCGCAGTAGTCGTCGCAAGAGACGCGTTACCACCGGTAACATCGTCGTCACGCACAATGTAACGACCGCTCAACGCAGCAAATGTCTGTGACGCGGCAAGAGGGACTGCATACACACTATACCGCGGTGTTCCTGACACAATACCGTATACCATCTTAGCCATGACAATATGTCTCCTTATCTAGGTTTTGATCGCAACACATTGTTGCGTTTCGCCAAAATTTCCCGAGCTCGCCTTTCGTCGGTTATACCTGTTTCCCCCATGAACTCAGCAAGCTCAGTCTGTGATACCGTTGCACCACCAACACGTTTTGGTCCCGGCGTAGACTCGGTCAGTTGCGTGTCGACAATCGATTTGGTCGATTGAGTCTTGAGCACAGTCGCCAACCGCTCAGGATGCTCAGACATCGCAATACCGAGAGCGGCACGCAATGCCCGCTCGTCGGCCAACAACGCCGGGTTCCGTACTTCTCGCATTTGCTCCCGGATCTCAGGTTCGTACGCTGCAACAAGTGACCCGATCGCCGGATCAGCTTTGAGTTTTGACAGCTGTTGTTCCATTTTGGATGCGTATGTCTCGGTTACAACAGGTGCCAAACCGTCCATGATACGTTGCAATCGACGTTGTACCAACTTGTCGATCGCACGGACAGCATTTGGGTCGTACCCGGTCTTTATAAGTTCGGCGATGTCGTCATCCTCCGACGGTGGAACGTGCTGCACATCCCCAGTTGTCTTCGGGGTTTGCAGGGTTTGTAACGCGGCTTTCATTTCCGCGATTTCCCGCTGTAACTTGTCATATTTCCGCCGGTATTCCATTGCACGATTCTTCCAGGGTACACCCTTCTCGTCCTTGTCCGCAGACACTGCTTCCGATGTACGAGCGGTATCACCGTCCGCCGACCCGGTATTTTCTGTGGTGTCGGATTCTACAGTGTCCTTCTGCTCCACCTGCTCCTGATCCAGCGTCACATCATCCCGAACCTGATTCTCCATAGCCTCTCTCCTTTACGCGATATTAACGGTTGCGAACCGTTCGTAATATACAACGTTTGAAATCATTGTATATATTATTTTAATGTGCTTTCGTGTTTTTTCGAAAACCGTTTAAACGTCGCCACATCAAGCCCACGGGTTGATGCTTCCCACTCTGTGTTGATATCGTCATCATTTTTACCACTGGCAGTGGGCTGCATTGACTTGATCTCGATCGTTTTGAGGTCCAGACATACAACGTATGCATCGCTGTCACCATCTTTGACGTCGGCAACGGTACCGGTACCGGCAATGGTTACCTTGTTACCCTCGTCCAACTGTAACTTGTGCCGCTTGATGTCGTCGTCAGTGAGCACGATATGGACGCACACACCATCACACATGTTATCCGGCTTGTTTCCAGCATTCAACGTGGGCAACTGTTTCTTCGTCAAATCGATCCTAGGCATTTATTTGTCCTCCGCGAGAGATAAGATATAGTCTGGGTATTCAAGCAGATAATTAACCAACTTGAGCTGAGCCGCAGCCTCAACGTTAGCCGGATTACTTGGCGTCTCAGCAATCCGCCGCACTAGGCTATCACGTAATTCCTCTAGCATCATGCGATAGTGTGTATACCTCTGATCGTGGACAAGATCGTATATCTCAGATATATGCTCTCTCAGACTACGCAGCCTGGCGTCACGCATTGCACGCCGCTGTTCCGCACGTTCTTTTTGTGCTCGCCGATATTGTGCTACCTTGTTGGTTTCATCAGCTAGCTGGTTACGGATCCGGTCGAAGATGTTTAACACGTTCTTTGACATTTACTTGTCCTCCTCCTCCACAAGAGTCGCTTGTGCATCTGGTACCGATACATCACCGGTAAGACTGAGTAGTTTCTGCTCGTACTGTTTCAGTATTTGCTGCTTATCCTCAGCACTGAGCGATGTATCGGACAGCACACGTACAGCATCACGCTTGATTTGGTCCACAGCAGCTGGATCCATCTGCTGCGGCAGCCCACCATCACCAGCAGGTAGCATCCCCTTGTCCGCCTGCGATTTGTCACGCATCTTAATCGCATCACGCAACGGCCGGAGCACAGGCTCTTTATTCCGCTCGAGGGATCCGCCGGCGTTATCGATGTACAACTCCAACATCTTGAGTAGCCACTCTGGGTCCTGAAATAGTGGTTGTGCAACCTTACCGACGATGCCCAAAAACCCGACCAGAGTTTGGAGATCAGCAAACCGATCGACGGAGATCGACAGTCCAGACGGCAGATACCGTACCCGACGACCGTATAGTGCCTTGTTAACAATCTTACGTGTCGCACCCTGCCAATAGGCTATTGTATCGGCTTGGTTGTATTGCACAATCAGCGACTCACAAAGCTCAGCGAGTTGAGCGTTTCCTCGCTGCAACTCGAAGATCGAATCCTCGATCACTGTGTTGCTCTCTCTCAATAACAACGCCGCTTTAGCCGCGGGGGCGTTTGGGTCCAACGGTGATTCGCGGCCGCTGAGGTATGTAGCACTAATGCCGACAGACATTTCTCCAAATCGCTGGATGATGTTGGCCATCTGCAGACTGTCAGCAACGCCGCCAACACCAAGTGGCAATGGTGTAATCGGATTTTTATCTGACTTGTTCACAAACACAGACAGAGGTCCCCACACGCGACTCTCAAACTGCTTTGCCGTTTCTTCATCGGGGACCATCACCGGCGGAGCGTTTTTCAACGCCAACGCGTCGAACGACGCATTGATTGCCGCGTTGATACTCTGGTTGGCGTCGATTAGTCGATCCATTAACGCATACCCATATACGCTGTCGTCACGACGACGGATGTAATAGGGTACATACATAATCTTGTTACCATGATATGGGTAATAAATTGCTCGAAGGATAACATTATATTTGCTCTCGTACGTGATCAGGTATCGATATGGCTTATCTCCGCCGGCCAAATCGGCGTACAAGATGCCCTCGTACACATCGTAATTCTCTTCGGCAAACTTATCGCCGGCCTTGCTCTGCAGTTTGTCAACACCTGTCTGATCGTAGTAGCCCGTGACAAGACGGTCATGTATATCCGTCCACGTCAGCGTACGCTGCTCGGCGATCCACCGTTGTCGGGAGAGATCAGGGATCGACGGACGAGCAAAAAACTGTCGAATAGGTACACGATACGGCCGCGGCCCACGGTACTTGATATGCATATCGCGGACGACCACCGAGATTACTTCACCGGCACGTAAGCGTGCCAGGTTGTCGACGTACGATTGCTCGTTAGCGGCTAATTGCTCGGCATAATCTGATTGGTACCGTCGAATATCAGCGTCAGTCGGTTGGTATATCTCTCGATACACGGGATACTCAACATCGGTGGTCATTGCGACTTTGACGATCGACGTACCCTGTATAGCGGCCTCACGATACACGGACTTGATCAATGCTTCGATATTGATCCCGCCGTCGTGACGGAGATGCCAGTCTAACGCGTCTTCGCGATCCCTCAGCGATTCTGTTTTGCCGTCTTCCTCGGGTACGAGCGTAATAATTGGGGTCGGTGTAATCGTCTGACGTACAGCTTTGATTGTCAGTAGGTCACAGATTTGAGACGCAAAATGGAAGAAAAATTTAGCCGACGCCTCACCAAATGGTCCGTCTGGAGCATCGATCAGATCTTTGTTGCCATCATAATACGCTTGGCGTCGCGTGACCAACGCGTCGAAATCCATCGCATCCCGCTCACGCTGGATTGCTCCCATCTCATCGGTGATGATGTCGATGATCTGCTGCTCTTTCGCCTCATCCAGCGGCACTTTGATCGTCTGCGATTTGTCGTACTCAACAACTCGACGGACCTCTGCCGACATAGTTACCGACGACGTTGTTGTATCAACAGTAGTATCAGCCATATCAATATACTCTCCTCGGTTTGTTATATTGTACACCTACGGTCTGTGCAGCATCAGCGGTCAGCCGTGCCTGCGGTAGATATGCTATCGCCATTACCACCGCGTCAGCACGGTTGGTCGACCGCCCAAGTTTTTGCCTCACAGAGTCTTTGCTCTCCATCGTAATTTTTCCGCCGACGACGGAGTATGTTACCGACGTCAACTCCTCACGTGTCGACGGATCGTCCGGCACCATCACCGTCGATGATCCGATCGCCTGTGCAGCGGTATGCCACAACCAGGCTTTGGTGTTGGCATACAAGACAATCCCGTCGTTAGACTTGTACGCCGCACCGGCGTTGCACGGTATGCAATGGTAAGCATGCTTGAGCGAGTCATACACCCCAGCACCGATACCGCACACGTCTACGACGATGGTTTTGATTTTGTACTTGTTGGCAACGCTCATAGCAGCAGCCGCGGTCTGGGTTGTGTCGAGACCGACGTGTGCAAGCAACTCGACCGGCCGATTGCCGACGTACGCGACAATCGCGGTCTCGTCGGAGTTAGGTCTGTCCCACGCTGGATCAACAGCAACAATACCTCGACCTTGGTACTGTAGTGGAACCGCAGTGAGCTTGTCGAGCATGTCAGACGTGATGATCGTGTTGCCCGACAGATCAACATCCTCTCCGTGCAGATACGCTCTCAACATCTCCGGCCGATGTTGCCACGCTTGCGTCAGTGTGTCGACGTAGGTGCGAACATCAATGAACGGGTTGTCCGTCGGCAGTGCTCGAATATATACATTTCGCGGATTATGATCAGGTCGGATAAAATCATCTCGCAACGAGCAAAATGGTGGGTTAGCCGTCAATAACATTTTCCCTGGGACCTTATCGCCATTGATCAGGATACGGTTGAGTGTCGACCGCAACATGCCGAGATCCTCTTTACTCGCCTCCTCAGCCTGATCCACAAAAATATATGCATATTCGCCGCCTAGAAATTTATTGACGGCCTCCGTGTTATCCAACCCACCGTACTTGATTTTCGCCGTACCACACACGATGATTTCTTTCTTATGCTCAACCAAGTTATATGCTTCGTGTGGTATTACCCTCTTCCAGGATTCGAGGGTGGTTGCCGTAAAATCGACACTTCTTTTTCTCACCATCAATCCAAGTGCGGGCGGATACATCGTCCGACGCATCTTGTACTTTTTAATGGCTGCAACAACCGACAAGTACATCCACACACATCCACACACCGTCTTACCTGGACCTCGTGAACCCCCGAACAACACAGCGTCAACGTCAGGTCGAGCAAGAGTCTGTATGGCATCATACTGTGCCTTTGACAGATCAAGCTTTATCTGCATTGTCTGTATTCTGCGGCGACCTAACGTTAATGTGTATCGATATCGACGGTGTGTCGGCCGGTGTCTCTCCGTCGACGGTGACAGCCGCGGTAGCAGCAGTAAGGTTATAACCAAATCTGATACGCATCTGGGCGTTGTACAACTGCCAATTATAATTTTTGTTGTTTATATTGTTTCGACCTTCCGCCAACCACCAAGCTTCAGCAAGATCCCGCAGCGAGTGGAGATACCGCTGGATTTCTGGATCTTTCATACCGTTGTACCACATATTGGCCGACGTACACAACTCACGCAGGATCTCTTTTTGCCCGTACCCTTGTCGTGCCAATTCAAACGCCTTGTCTCGCCATTCAGGCGACAGGATCGGATTAGTCACTGCCCTGCCTCGTGGTTTCTGCTTCGTCGGCTTTGAGTTTGTGTCCATACTACCTCCTTACGCAGCCTGTTGCTGCGATGCAACAGTTACGCTGTTGCACGATGTACATGATCAATGAAAAATGTCACGCGGGTCACCATAGCGAGTATCGAACCACACCGACGGATCGCCGTGGATGATACCCTGCAACGCTACAACACGATCACCGATAAGCACAGGCTCCACAAGCTCGTACTCTGTGTATGACAGCCACACACCATACTTGTGCAGCGGCACAACCACAGCGTATGCGTTGGCACCGTGCTTGCTCGATACGTCGTAATACACAATATGCCCACCGGTTCCAGCAACATCGCTGGTGTGCATGTCGATATGACCCCCGTGCAAATGGTGTTGATCATAATATACAACGAACAGATAAAAAATATAACAATATGTATACAGCAACGGTTGGATCAACCAACAAGGGTTGGATCGCCAATTGTGGGTACACGTATTGACTATTAACCTTGACATACCACCATTGTGCGTGTAATGCACAATGCCGGTTTCGGTAGCCAATACCATTGTTTGCGATTGATAATGGTTGGTTTGTACAATCATGTCAACATAAAAAAACGGATAATTGAGAACCAGACAGTTCACTTTCTATTTTGTAATTACTCATATCCAGCCAGGAAGGCCTCTGGCAAGCCCAGGAAACGGTTTTTGACCGTCGGGTAATGGTTGGATACCAGACGATGGTTGAAAACCGACTGTAGGCCAAGCCAGGCCGGTTGGCGTTGATGTGGTAAGGCTGCGGACAAGGCCGAAAGGTCGGCTGGAAGGTCGAAAGCCAGGCTTGCCGGCCATAAGCCAAGGCTGACAGGCGACAAGGCCGGCGTCCGAAAGGTTGGCGAAAGGTGGTCGGCCATAAGCCAAGGTTGACAAACCACAAGGTGGCATGGTAATGGTAAATGGTGGTGGACCACAAGGCGGAAGGACGACAGGCGACAAGCGGCAGGTGGTCGAAAGCCGGGCGACAAGCCAAGGTTGACAAACCACAAGGCGGCATGGTAATGACAATTGTGGGGACAATGGTGGTGGACAATGGTGGGAGGCCACAAGGCGGAAGGACGGAAAGGCGGAAGGCGACAGGCGATCGGCCAACAAGGGCGACAGGCGACAAGGACGACCGGCCGACAAGGGTAAGGACGACCGGCGACAAGGGCTAATGGCGACAAGGCCAAGGTTTACCACAAGGCCGACCACAACCTGGCGGCGGTCCTTAGACCGCCGCCGGTTGGGTCGGCTGACGTTGCCGACCCGTACAACGTAATTAAAAACGTAACAACGTAACTACATGGGGCAAAAATAACTGTTTTGCAAAGCTAAGTTATATGTGTTTGTGGTCGATTTTATGCAAATTTATATGCCTTTTTTCGATAAATTTCACTTGCGAAATTAACTTTTCCACTGGTCCGGTGTATACCTTGTGTCAGCCGGCTTGTGCGTTTTGCGTTAATCACCATCCTGTTATATGAGGTAAGACAAAATGTCAGAAACACTCAGTCGCAGCAGCAGACCTGTAATCGACACCAGTCAATGTGCAATCACAGGTGACATGCAAATTTGCCGAAAAGAGGTATTAAACTTTGTGTATATTTTCGCATACTATGTGCACAAATTATTTTAAATAAAACGCAGGAGGGTACCATGACAGAAACACTCAGTACAACGTCGGCAGCGGAATTGGACGCACTCAGTGACAGCAGCAGTGACAGCGGCAGTGAAAACACACAAAAAGCAACACCAAAACAAAAACACGAAAATAGATGTGTCAGACTCCCTCGGCAGTTGATCCTTGACATGCATAATTTCAAATTTCGCGGCTCCGGCACATCATATGAGACATGTTTGGCCTTAGCCTTAATACTTGCTAAGCTGATACCTCTGTACGCGAAACAAGAGTCGGAAAAAAATATCCGCCTCCGGGATTTTCGCCGTGTGTGGAAGGGGTATGGGTATGATATTGTCACATTACGAAAGTTGACGACGAGGCTGCGTGATATCAACAATAAGACACTGCTGAGTGGGTACGTGTACGTCGACAAACATTGTATAAGTGTGATGTACAATTGGTGGTCCAGTGTCACTGTCTACAAGGAGGAGGTTCCTGAGGGGTTTGATATTGATATATATAAGAAGATCAAGCTCCCGCCGCCAAAAAACACTACAAACTATATTCGCGTACCATCGGCAATCATACCGATGGTACGCACTCACACGGTTGCCGTTGATGCTGTGCTGTACGCGGTAGCACGCAATATACGGCCGCATGCTGGACTCGCCGCACAGCACCGCAATCATATCCCGAAAGAGCAATTGCAAAAAATGATAGACGAGGTTGTGGCGGTCATCAATCGAGAAAAACAGGCAGATACTCTCCGCCGGCAAAACGCAAAAGGCGGCAGCGGCGTTAAGCAGTCAACACAACCTGCTCGGCATGATCAGCCTGCTCAGACAGCTCAGCCTGCTGATCAGTCTGCTACGATCGTAGCACCACCGTCTGACGTACAACACAACGGTGGCAGCAGCACCACGGGTGTGTAGTAGGAGGCATTAAACATCTCGAGTATTCCCCAAAGTATATAGAGGAGGTGATATATGACAAAAAACTCAAATACGAACTCAGAGCAACGTGATTACAACTGGGTGTGCAGCCGGTTACGGGACGGGTGGATAATAAGGAAAACACGAAAAATGCTTGTAGATCCAACACCAATCGACGTGTCTGGCTGGTCAATCGATCAAAAAATTGTTATAGATGTGATGTATCACGATCAGGTCACGCTTACTAGCCTACAAGGGCCAATATCATATATAGGTAAGAGGAGGGTAACACAATGAGCAAGATGATCAAGGTAACGGAGAACGGCGGTGGCGTCATTACGATGTATGCGAGGGATAAGTATGGGTGCGAGTACGCACACACTGGATACGAGGTGGT